ATATTATGATCCAACCCATGAGGAACATATTTTAAAATTCTATTACCAATTCTATCATCTAACACTAACCTATTAATATTAACAGTTTGTTTTGAAATACCCATTAATAAATCACATGATTCATAAAATGCCTGATTATACATTGGTGCAGGATAGTCATCCCAAATATTAAGATAAGCTATAGGAATATTTTTCCTAATTTCATGCTCCATATTAAAAATAAAACGAAAATATCTTGGATCTGTGACTAAAAATATTGCATCTGGTTTTTCAGCCCCAATTACACCTCTTAAAATTTCTGGGTTTCCATAACCGTTAACACCATAAAGCATTACTGAGGCATCATCTATACCAGCATACTTATTACAATCGGCGCTAATATCTAATTTTTTTCTTTCATCTGGGTGTTTTAAAGCACCTGCTATTTGTACCCAATTATAATGGTGGCATGTTTTAATTACAATCTCCCTAGCAACAGTAGCAACACCAGAATGTACTCTAATATCATCTGTTACCAATAAGATTTTTTTACGTTTATCTTTTGGTATGTGTTTATAACTTTTATTCATGATTTAATTTAAAGTTCTAAATTAATTTGATTGGTTATTTTCTTACGAAAATCCTCATCTGTAAGATACAAAAATAAAGTACGATCAGCAAGTTTTTGAAATGAAAACTTTCGCTTAACACACTCAATTTTGAAATCATTAAATAGATCAGTTTGAACTTTAACACTTGTTAGTGTCATTGGTTTTTTATTTGCCATAATCTTAATTATTTGATAACATTTATATTCGTTTATACATATATCAAAATATCAATAAATTATTCCTTCTCCACATAATTCTTGTTCTTCTTTAAAAGGACAAAAAGTACAATTCCATTTTGATGGAGTTGCAGGATAATTTTTTTCTTTGATATTACCATTACTATTAAAACATTCTTTTATAAATTCATTAATAGCAGTTTTTGCTTTATTTAACTTTATTTTTCCGCTAGGGGGAGTAAAAGTTTGAACTCTATACGCTTGATGAGGTGACATAATATTACTATCATCCCAACTTAATACTTTTCTTTTTACTATAAAAAATTCAATTTCTATTTTATCTAAAGGAATATTATACTGTTCCGAAAAAAACTGTTTATATAATAATAATTGAAATTGTTTATTTTCATCTTTTTTAGCATAACTATTCCAACCTTTAGTACTGGTCTTTATGTCTATTATTTTAAATGTATCTGTTCTCTCATTATATGTGACAACATCTAGATACCCCATGTATAATACGTTACTAAACATTTTATTTGGAGCAATTACAATTGGTACCTCACAACCCACTAAATAAGTACCTTTTTTATTAAAATATCTACTACGTTTTTTTTTAAACCAATCTAAAATAGCTACACCATCTTCAAAAAATTCTCTCATTTCACCAGCATCTGAAAAATGGGTGTTTTTGTTTTTTTTGTATTGTGATTGATACTCACTTATAAATCTATGTTGAAAATCTTCATTTAAGTCAATTTCCCGATTTGCCGCCGCAAATGATTTTTCGTAAGCTACATCTAAGTAATGCTGTAAACTTTCATGGATTGAGGTTCCAAATACAGTATGAATTGAAGAATCAAACTTCTTAATCTTATCTTTATATTGTAGCTTCCATCTATGAGCACAGCTCCTAAAAATAGACATTTGGGAATAAGATATATTTCTTTGAAAAGCAAAGTTTATCTCCTCGGGGGGATTATTTTGAATCTCCCTAACTATTTTAGGTACCTTTTTAGGCATAAATTATTTTTTCCACTTATCACGACCTACTAATAAGCCAATAATTCCATAATTAGCTATATCAATAAACGTGTCTTCCATGCTTTCCCCCTTCACATAATTTTTACCATTAGAAAGAAGATTTTTAAGTCTAGATATTTTATCAGTTAGTCTGATGCATAAACCTGTTAATGAAAATTTTTTATCAGCTTTATCAGTTAAGTCACCACCTAATGCAATATTATTTAAACCATAATCCAAATGCTTACGAGCAAACATCTCATACATTTCTGATTGTATTGATTTAAATTCATCAGCTAATTCAGGATATTCGGTTTCAAATAACTCTACAACACCTAAACCATCAACGGTTTTTTTCTTTAACTTTTTCACTGTTTTATCAAATTCTTCTTCACTAACTAATTCGTAATATTTACTTACACTATCACCCATTTATTTGTTCTTTATTATCAGCGGGGGGAGCTGTATTAAAATATTTTTCTAGTATTTCTAATCTTTCCTCTGAGGATGCTAATAGTTTAAGGGCTTCGTTACAGTTATCCCAATAATCCTTAGTGGAGTGATCACCAATACCAGCTGGATGTCCAGTTAGTAATTTAATACTTGCTAGTGCTTTAGCTTTATCTGCTTCAGCTTCTGCTTTTAAAAATTTATATACTTCTACGTTCATAATAATTGATTTATTTCTTTTTGTTGTACACCTAATCTATTCAATATACGAAGTATTTCGCTATCATCCAAGAAATTTAAATATTCCTTTACTTCATTTTGGGAACACTCCCAATATTGAGATAAGTATTTTAATAGATCAGATTTATATTGTTTAACATTTGATTTAATATATTTATTCCACTTATTATTTTTAGGAATATATTCCTTATAAATAGAATAAATTTCTTTTTTACTTTGAGGATGCATTTGTTGTACTTCGTTTACTATATCTACATAATCTTGATTCATTGAAATGAATCTATGTACCATGTAACTATTCCAAATATCCCAATCCTTGTCAGAAAAAGAAGAGGGATCGGCCTTAATATAATTTATTTGTTTTAGCCAATCCCAAATATTTTTAATCATTTGTTTGTTCAGTCAAAAAACTTTCATCTGCTAATTCTTCCCTTAATTCCATAGGCAATCCATCTGCTACAATTTTATCATTGTATGGATCAATAAATACTGGAATAGGCATTATAGCATCAGCATCTGTTCCAGCTACATATTTAGAAATTTTTCTTAATATAACTGCAGATTTGAATACACTTGTACCCTTTGAATTTTTAACAGCTGTAGTAGTAGTTAAATCTACTTGCATCTGTCTTTGTTGAGGCCCTTGTCCTCCTACGTTTCCTGGTTTCATTTTTGTAAAATTAAATTATTGATTAAACTCATAGTGTTAATTTCCTTATCTATTCGGAAATTAGCTTTGTACTGATGGTCATTAACTAAACTAGCTACTGTACCCTCCTTACCTGGTAAATATTCACTTGCGCTATCAAATAATTCTTTAAATAATTCTTCATAATCATCTGTATTAGCATTAGCAATTATTTGCCTAATATTTTTAAAATTAGGTTTATCTTTACCTAATTCACTTATTACTTCATTTACATAATTAGAAGAAAACAAAACGGATTCATCTAATTTAAGTTGTGAATTAACAGTATTAGCTTGAATAGCATTAATACATTTCCTTAAATCAGGATAAAACTGATTTACAATACTAATTATATCTTCATCTGTATGTCTTATATTTTCTTGGTCTAATATTTTAAGTAAATGAAGTGCTGTAATTTTTTTAGTTGGTGGAACTACTTTTAATACTTGGCATCTTGATTGTAGTGGGTCTATTATTCGTTCCACATAATTACAAGTTAAAATAAATCTAGTAGTTCTGGAGAATGTTTCTATTATATTACGTAATGATGCTTGAGCTTGTATAGTAAGAAAATCTGCTTCATCTAATATAACTACTTTAAGTGGTTTAAATGATGCTACAGAAGCAAAGCTAGATACTTTATCTCTAATAGTTTCAATACCTCTTTCATCACTAGCATTTATATAAACATAATCACATTCTAAATTATTTACTATTAATTTAGCTAATGTAGTTTTTCCAGTACCAGCGGGGCCATAAAATATAAAATTTTGAATATCGTTTTGTTCTAGATATTTAGATATTACAGATTTGATATTTTTATTACCTACATAATTTTCTAATATATTAGGTCTATATTTTTCTACTAATAAACTATGATCAGTATTCTCCATAAATTGAATATTGTTTAATTGGTTCAGGTTTTACTTCTTCTTCAGTTGTAGAAATAGCATATAACTCACTTTTAAGGGGAGCCAATCTATACTCCCCCTTAAAGCCAGTTTTAACCATATAAGCTTCCAAGGTATCAGTAAGCGTTTTATGGATTGGTCCATCAGGTTCATTTGCAACAAGTCTCCATTTATCACCTGGTGGAACTCTGCGAGCAATTAAAATATTCTCTTCTATAACCTTTGTTTTAGACATAACTATAATATACGAAATTTTTTACTACATTCCAACCGAAGGATGAGGAACTCCACCTTGATTGTAACCATTTTCTTTAAATTCTTCTGCATCTTTATCCTCAGTAATAGTACATTCAGTAAGTAAAACAGTACCAGCTACTGAAGCTGCATTTTGTAAAGCTAATCTAGTTACTTTAGTAGGATCAATTACACCTGCTTCCTTATAATCAATAACTTTACCTTTATCTATATCAATACCAGCCCAATGATCATTACCTGAATCAACTAACTTATATTTCCCCATTACTTGAGCATCAGTTTTATCATAACCAGCATTAACTAAAATTTGTTCAAATGGTTTACCACATGCTTTATAGACAATTTT